CTAAATTTTAATGCAATTGCACCCCTTTAAATTTTAGGGAAATATGAAAATAAGATATTAAAAACAGATAAATAATAAAATAATATAATTTGAAAATTAAATTTCAACGACTAAATCAAGAAAAAAACTGCTCCGTGTATGGCTCGTATGTCGGGAAATTTTTCCAGAGCAGAAATTTAGATTGCAATCTCTACCTATAAGGTAGTGTTTGCAATCTATTCGATATAAATCATAGCAAAGTATTATGAAATAAGTCTTTGCGTTTATGAAAAATAAAGCATACACCTAAAGAAGATGTATGCTATTGAATACTTTTCTATATACAATCTTTGTATTGTTCTAAATAGAAGTTAAAGTCATCAGTTGATAGTTCAGCACTAAATCCTTCATAATGCATGCTATCAAGAAAGTCCTGAAGTCTTTCTTTTAATCTTTGCTGATGAATTTCATATTGTTGTATTTCTTCTAATGCATAATGTTTACTTGAATGAGCTGCCATAATTGTATGTTTTAATTAAATAATAGCAGACATAAAATCACAGAAAAGGAATGAAGTCAAGGAGGAATTGGAATACCGGATAACGCTTTAGCGTTAGAGGATATGCCGAGAAAATCCTTTAAATCATTACAAGTGATTAGTTTAGCGACACTATTTAATAAAACAGATATGGTATGACTCAGTAAGGGAGACATTAAAGGTCCTAATGATATTTGTACTGCAATTTTCTACTGCAAAAATTGAAAACATATACTGCAAACATGGTAATTATGAAATGTTAGTAGGCATGAAGTTCGCATAATCGAATGCTTGATCAGAGAACTTCCAGTAAATTAGATTATCAAATGCATCAGATAGGTGAGTGGCTTCATTTTGTGGTATATCCTGCCTTTCAGAGCGTTTATCTTTTTCTATGACATCTTCCTTAAGCGGTGCGTTTTCTATTGATATAATTAAATCTTTACCATGCTCTCTATTAATAGATAGTTCTGGCTTATTTATAAGTTGACCTGAAAGATATTCGTTAAAGAAAGCAAACTTCTTTTTATGGTTTATTTCATGTAGTCGATAACGAGCTTCAACTCTCCAACCTGCATTAATAAGTTGCTCAATCACCTTTTCAAAATATGTTTTGTCAGAGTCGTAATCTGCCTTTCTTCGACCATCAGAACCACCATATAGATATATTAATTTATTCCTATGGAATCTATATTTTTCAATAAAATTTTCAACCAACTTTGATTTTATCTCTGGTTGTAACACAAACATAGACCTTACAAGCCTATATTTAGGAAATTGCTCCTGACCAACTAAGAGGCAATTTATACGAGAACCAAAATCAAAAGATAAATCAATTGGAGCTTCAGGGTCAATGTCGCTATCTAAACGCGCATCAAAAGAAGTAATTAAGCCATCATTGTTATCCTCTTCATCATCAAGAAAAGAATAGTTATATTTTGGCTCATAAGTATGCGTTTCATAATTAAATTTAGGATAAAAAACATTGGCCATTTTTTTTGGTCTAATGTTTTCAATTTCTAAATCATAAAGAATTTTAGGCATTGTTCTATTATGATCCTTAAAGTAATTTTTACCAAGGACATCTGCATTTTCTGTGGCAGAGGCTTCTAGGTAGAAATAATCTGAATCTTCTTGAGCATATTTTTCATAGTCGTATATCCAATGACCCAGTTGGTTAAGTGCATGAGTTGTAGTAAACATAGTGCCATGATGGCGTCTAATATGAGAAAATCTATCATTATTTCCACGATTAGCAGGAAAAATATCACTAGTTAGTGCCGAGTGTTTAATTTTTGCAGCTTCATCCGCACGTAGAAAATCATAAGAACCTGAGCGAGCCATTTCAGGTCTATCCATAGAGAGAAATTCTATAGTATATCCATTTCTAAATAATACACAATTTTTATAGTCTAAAGGTGGCATGTAAGCTTCAATTATACCCCAATTTTTAGGGGGTTTTCTACCTACAAAAAAGTGTATATCTTTTTTAAAGCCCAATTTTTCCCAATGATTTATAATTACTGGCATTGATTTTGTTTTGATATGAAAATAGGTCTGACCAATAAAACCTTCTTTTCCTCTAGGCATCAACCTAGCAAGGTCAGCCTGGTCATCAGCTAACATGGTAGTTTTACCAACACCTCTTCCCGCAACTATCATTTTATGACGCGCTGAACTTAGCTTAATAGCCAACTGAGGCATATTGTATTTAAATCTATTCTTCATTTGAAATATCTTCATGCTGAATGTCTTCAACATTTTCATGCATGAAGTCAATTATTTTTATTTCATTCATTAATTCTTTTAGCTTAGCCTTAGCTTTAGCATCTATATTAACAGAGTATTTATCCAGAAAGATTTCAATCTTATCTGGATCAATCATGATTACATTCTGAGGAATGACAAAGTCTTCAGGCTTAGGCAAGTTAGGGTCTTCTTTATCGGCACCAGAAGCTTTGATATAGTTCGCAGTAGCCTTATTCATTTGCTCTAAATCTCTTTTATTTTTAGCTATATCGTAAGTCTCAGATGCCATTTGCTTAGAAATAATTCTATCCATTTCCTTTTGATTCAGCGGAGAACCAAAAATAATTTCAGCATTTTTTAGATCATTGTAAGCAGATGCAAGGGAATATTTATATTTTACAATTAATAAATCTGATGCTTTTTTTCTACTACGTTTTTTAATCCATATATTAAAAGCACATTCTGCTCTTTCTAAGATTTCTTTATCTCTAAAACCTAATTGAATATTATCACCATGCAAATAAGCTTTTAGCTTATCTGCAGTAGTTGCAAATTCTATTTTTTCATTATGCTTCAAAATACTCATCGTCTATAAATTTTATTACATGATTCTGTGCTTCTTTACTCCCTGCTTTTGCATCGCTTATTATTTTTTCTCTAACCCCTGCTTGGGTAATTAACTTACCCTTTTGATATTTTTCATAGTAGATATTGCCTTCAGTATTGCATAAGTCACTAAAAGTGGAAATATCATTTTGATTCACACCTATCAATAATCCAATTTTAGAAGGCACAAAAAGCAATTCTGCATATTTATATATATCCTCTATCTGATCCTTATCAAGCTCAAGCTTATTCATCAAATTCTTTTTTAAAAGTTTTAAAAATAACATCATCAAAGTAGATAGAGGCACTTTCTTTTCTAGGGTTATGACCAATATTGATAGAGCTACTGCAGGCAATCTTCTTATCCGATGATTCCAGGAGCCATATCTTAGCATGGTAATTATCAAAACCAATACTATCACATACAGATTCTAGATGTAGAATTAGTTGAGGATTGCTAAACTTAATTCTCCAGTCAACTACTACATGCAATTGTTTTATCAACTTTTCCATTTTGCATTTAGCAAAAAAATTGACAGCCCTTTCAGATACTGAATAAGAAGTGATATGCACAATTGAAGGACCAGTAAAGTCCAAAAGAAACTTCAATAAATCTATACTCTGAATACTTTCAAAAATGCAAACAGCATTTTTATGTTCGAGTAAAATTTCTTTTAGCTGGTTCATTTCATTCTTCTTTACTTTAAGTGAAGTAGTATTTTTAATATAACTATAATTTAATCTAATGATGCAGGTTTTCAAGTTCAAAATTGTATTCATCTAATTTTTGCTGACAAATTGCTTTTTGTTTGGTCGATTTGGCTTCTCTTATTTTCCTGGTGTACCTGGATATATAGGTTCTTAAGGTGTACATTCTTTTTACATGCTCTTTATTTTCCTTTGGTCGTACCTTTTGATGGTATTTATTGGGCAGTTTACCATTGCTTTCATAATACATGAGGTCGTCCATTATTTCAACATGTCGTTCAAAATTTTCTACTATTAATCTAGCATAATTAAATCTTTCAGATACTTTATTAATATGACAAAGCATGGTCTGAGCACTTGATGCTTTCGCCCAAAGCATTGCTTTTTCTTCCCTTAGCTTTACCACAATTTTATAATCTTCTGCTTTAAATCCTTTTTCTGCAGTAGGAATAATAACTTCTACTTTAGATTCAACTTTTTGTTTTTTAGGTTTAGGTGCAATTGCAGTTTTTCCAATTCCTTTTTTTTTGAGTTGCTTTAATGCTTTTTTAAGAAAAGCCTCATGAATAGGAGAGTAGCCTTGTTTTAGTTTTTTAAGAGATTCATTATTAGGATCAATAGATTCTATATAGGCAATAGCCTCATCATATTCTAAAGAGTTAACAATAAAGTAATCTATCTTATTAATATCCATAGTGCAATAATGGTGCAATTGCACTTCATAAAAAAGGACAAAAAAAACCCCTTTGAAGTGAATCAAAGGGGAAAATTAAAAGAATGAAAAATATAAAAGCAGCAATTAAGGTGTAAAAGGATGAACAGTAATTTCCCCCTCATAAAAAGGAGCGTGGTAAGGTTGACCCGTAGCTTTAACCGTTAATTGTGTACCTCTTCGGTCTGCATTGGCTTGACCAGAGTTGTAACCGTTATCGTCAATAGCATAAGCTGGGCGATAAGAATTTCCAACTTGGCGAACAATCACATTGCCATCTTCTCCGATTTCTTGTACTAAGAAAATCCATTCGCATGTTTGCAAAAGCCCATGCATTGCAAGATTCTTTTTAACATTTCCAGGAATAAAACCTCTAGCAGTATGAGCAAAAGATTTACCGTCTTTTTCGCCTTCAGGAATCGATTCTAATTGACCAGTTTCATCCGTAATCCCTATTTCAAGAAACCCTTTGTTTGCTATAAAGGTATGGTCTCCAGTTATGGTAATTAGTTCTGAAGCTTCAGAAGCTATTGAAGCATCGGGAGGAACTGCAACCGTATCAAACCAAGATACTTTAGCTCCATATATTTTGTTTCCAATACCAGAAGGATTAGGACCGCAATTCTTTGTAATGTGATATAAATTCATTGTATTTGAATTTGAATTTTAAAAATTATTTCTTGTTAGAAGTCGCTTCTTCAGAAGCATCCTCTTTTTTGCTTTCTTTTTCAGTTTTTTTAGCAGTTGATTTTGTAGAATCATTCGCTTTAATAGAAGCAGTATTTTCACCCGCTACTTCTTCAATTTTCTTGTCATTTGACTTAATCAATCTTTCCATTGCTTCAGCATTTTCAATAGCATTTTCAGAAGTAAATGCTTTGCTGTTTCCGGGGAAACGCCATCTAGCTCCTAGATGCTTTTCTTTGAATTGATAAGTCTTTCCGTTTTTTGCGTTGTAATATTTTCTTACTACTTTTTCTTTTTCAGCCATGATTATGGTTTGTTTTGATTAAAAAATTATACTGCTTGAGCATCGTTCGTAAATACCAATTCCTTAAAGCCAAAGCCATGAGCAAAAGAGTAATCTCCCATTACAGCCAGTTTTCTTTTTGCTTTTTCAAGTTCGAAATTGCTTAAGCCTTTCAATCTGTTGTAAATTTTGACCATATTTTTCTTAGGTGTAGCCCAAATTCTCTTAGAATCTCCCATACCTTCAACACCTATTAATTTAACTTTACCAGTATTAGGCATTTCAATCATGTGGTCTTCTTGTGGATTTCCTAACCATTTGATTTCTCTGTTTGGATTACTATCTACATAATCATCCGCAACTGCATCTACTAAGTCTGTTGACAAGAAAATTTGATTTCCACAAGCTCTAAGTTCTGCTTTGGTCATAGATCTAATGAAAGTATGTACCTTTAGGTATGGATCAGTATCTAAATTTCCAATAGAAATTAAGTTAACGCCATCATCAGCCGTTTCAAAATCATTTAACCATTTCAATAATCCATCAGAAATTGAAAGATAAGGACCCGCAGTACCAGGAGTAAAAGCAGCATATGCTCCATTTACAGCAATTTCGCCATGCTCTTCCATAGCTTTCTCCCCAATCATTTTAACAATCCATTTTGTTATTGGCCAAGTTTTTCTATCTGCACCTTCCGTAGTTAAAAATGACATCCAACCATTTACAAGCTCATCTACCGTGAATTCATTATCCACTTTAGCTCTTCGCATATTAATCTTGTTCGGAACGAATCGCAAAGTTCCTTTAGGTGTAAATTCTATTTGAAAAGGCTGTAAAACACTTTCCATGTAAGAGTAAAGCATTTCATATAAACCGCCATCTACATTAGGTACATGAGTCATGTACCTTTCAATGTTACTATCTTTCATGATAGCTGTAAAGATTTCTTTTGCTCTGGTTCCTTTATGTGGACCAAACTCAGTTAAAATGTCACTTATATTTGGAGTGTTAGCTGCCATTGTTGTCTATTTTGATTTATTAATTGTTGATTGCAAATATTTAACTACATTATGCCTAAAAAAAGGACACTATTTTAAATATTATCGTCCACTAAGCGGTTGTGTGCTAAATGAGAAAAATCATCATCCCCTCCACCATCATTGAAATCGTCTTTGTCTTTTTTAGCAGTTGTGCCTTTACCAGCTGCTTTATCTTTCAAAGCTTTATTTTCATCTTGTAGCCTTTTGATTTCAGCATCTTTATCAGAAATGGTATTTTCATGACCTGAAATAGCATTGTCTTTTTCAGTAATTTGAGTGTTCAAATTTGTTACAGTATCATTAGCAGTCGCTAAATCAACAAGCTTACTATCAATTGTAGTAAGATGCTCTTCAGAGAATGAAGCGTGACCATCAGTCAAGACAATATTTTCACCATCAAATGCTAAAGCATTTGCAATATTTTTAAAACTTTTTTCTTTTGTTTCCATTTTATTAGAATTTTGATTTTTATGAATAAGCTCGAAAGCTCTGTTTACAACTTCTTTAAAAGATTTAATGCCATCTATCAATCCATTATCTATTGAATCTTTAGCGTGAAATATGGCACCCTCAAAAACTTCTTGTTCTTTAATATCTCTCTTTATTTTTATATCATTGTGAAATTTCTCTACATGCTTGTTAAGCATTTCTTTTACAAGGGTATCATCCTCCTTGTCAGAAAATAAATCACGAGAAAATTTATTCTTTTTAGGAGATAAATCAGAATAGATTTCTTTGATTTTGATTCCTTTTTTCTCAAAATATTCTGTATAGTCAGCAAGCGTTATATAACTACCAATAGATCCTACATAATCATATTCAGAAGAGGCATATATTTCATCGCCTTGACTGGCTATCCAGTACCCAGCAGATGCTGCCATTCCTTCTACATACATTAATGTAGGTTTCCCTGCATCTCTAATCGCTTTAGAAAAAACATCTAAAAAACAACCTTCCCCTCCAGGGCTATCTATTTTTAAGATGATAGCACCAATACTATCGTCATTTATATAACTATTTAGCGATGCAAGTTTTGTTTGTAATCCGTAAGGACCACAAGGCTGGTCGTACTTTGTAATTCCTCCTAAAATAGGAATTACCCCTACTTTTTTGGAGTCATTTTTATTGCTACCTATACTTCCTGAATAGTTAGAAGATACAACAAAAGGGGTATTTTTCTTTTGATTTGTAGAAAAAACAGCCTGCGAAACAGCAATATCTTTACCTGACAATGCACCTATAACAACAGGAGCAAACTGTCTTATACCATGTTGCGAAATAAATAAAGGGCCTGCTAAAAGTTCTGTTATGCCTTGCATATTGCGAAGATTTCACACTTTATGAAGGTAAAAAAGGACACGAAAAGCTATAAAATACTAGACTTGAGGGTCGTAAATAGGAGGAGCTTGAATAAAAGCTCCTGTTAATTTTATCACATATCCTGAAGTATTATTTACATTTTTAGGATTGCTAAAATCTGAAAGCAATCTTAAGCCAGCAAATTTATCTCCAATTATATGTATAGCATCCATATTTTCAACTAGGGCAACAAAATTTACTTTGCTATACTGCTTTAAAAAATCCAAAACTTTCTCTTGATTGCTAGGAATAAATAATTCTATATTAACATCTACACTAGAGCCTTTATCATTTTCTTTTTCAGAAAAAGAATAGGTAGCACTATCTTGAGTAAAGTAAACTTCAATCCATTCATCTATAATATTGGTATTGATAGTGACATCAGATATCACTTTTGTTTTTCTTAAATTATAAGAGAAGAAATTGTTTACCGCTTTTTGAGGAAGTAATTTTATGGAAATTAAAGAACCTGGTTGTTCTTGATTCGATTTTTCTAGCATTTAAGTTTATTTTGTTGGTTAAAAGACGGGACATTTTTGACTGTAAAAGACTGTTCAAAACGATAAAAATCTTTTTTAAGCGTGTCAAATTCAATATCATCAGGCGTAATATTAAAAACTTGCAGAAAGTATCTAATTAAATCTGCTTTTTTAGTTTCAGCTACATTATTACAAAAGAACATAGTCGTTCTAAAATGAGATTTGAATAAATTATGTAAAAAGCAATCAATATTTTTAACTGTATCTTCGGTAACAATAAACTTGTATCTTCTCTGCCAAAGCACAGAAGGTATACAAACATCTATAGTTTCATTGAAATCTTTATAGCCTTCATTTTCCTTATATTCATCATAATAGTAAATAGTAGGGTTTTCAAGTTCGTTAAAAATAATTCTACCAAACTGATCCCGAATAGAAATTCTATAGGGGTTAACAGACGTGTAGAGTTGCATAAACTTCTTCAAATGGGAACGAATAGGTATGGTTACAATTATATCCATTAGCTCCCGATATTGGCATAATCAGTTTGAGTAGAAATTATTTCTAAATCAAGATCAGAAATAATAGAATCAATTAATGAGTTTGAAGCCGTTTCATTTTCGCTAATATTTATTTGTTTTGCCACATCATTATACGTATAAACAAGACTTACGCTATGCTTTTTATTTGTGGTTAATTCATCTTTTATACTTAAAAATTCTGACTTACTCTGTTGAAGTTGAGAAATTTTTTCTCTAAGCAAATCTGCTTCAAGATGTTTTGCTGTTGTGAATGCCATTATATATTTATTAAAGAGTCAATTAATAGTTTATGAAAACATATAGTAAAAGTATAAAAAAAAGTTTGATTTCACATAAAAAACATCAAAACAAGTGTGCCAACGTGCCAACGTGCCAATGTGCGCCAATGCGTGCCAATGTGTGCCAATGCATATTTTATTTATATTAATTTAAAAAATATTAATAATCAATCAATTATATAATCTATTGGCACATTGGTCGCATTGGCACACTTTTTCTAAATTATGAAACAAATAAAAAAAATAGCAACAAAATCTCACTCGTTGGCACAAGTGAGATTTTGTTGGCACACTTTATAGCATGCCTTCGTTTTCAAATGAATAATATCCATTTGAGCTTAAAATAATATGATCAAGCAGCTTAATATCTAGTGTATTTAAACCTACTTTTAGTTTTTTAGTCAAATTAATATCAGCTTGAGAAGGGTTTAAATTACCCGATGGATGATTATGAGCAACAATGACACCAGTAGCTAGATTTTCAAGTGCAATTTTAGCAACCATTCTAACATCAACTATTGTACTTTGAATACCGCCTTTACTTAGTTCTGAATAGCCAGTCGTATTATTCGCTGTATTTAGTGTCAACATATAGAAGCTTTCAAATACTTCCATATTTTCATTAAATAAAGGTTTTAGAACTTCATATGCCTGTCTAGAACTAGCTATCCTAGTCCTATTGTAAACTGTTTTCTCTTTAACCAAGGAAATTTTTTCTAGATTAGATTTATAAGTTTTCATTTCAATTTACCCATGCCCTTGGGATTTATTTGGGTATCTAGCGCACCATTAAACAATGGCACTTCACTTGATGGTAAGAGAGAATAAGACAAGGAGGAATTGGAATACCGGATAACGCTTTAGCGTTAGAGGATATGCCGAGAAAATCCTTGACGTTTCGAGCTGATTCTAATTTTGTGGAGTTGTTAAGGGGGGTAAAATTCTGTATTTTATAATCTAATATCATAAAATGATACTGCTCCGCTTTGAGATAATAGTATGCTATCAGTTACATATATCAAACAAATGAACCATTCAGATTTATCAAATAAATTTTCTACTTTAGTTTCAGATGAATAAGGTGTAAATAAAATGTATTTAGAATCTTTCTCTATGTAATATCCTTGATATACTAAATCAACATCAATACAGAAGCTCGTTCTTTTTTTATTTCCTAATTTTCTAATTTTCCAACCAGGTGTTAAAAATAAGTTTTTAAAAGCAATAGGTTCTCTTATTATTTCACCTTTAATTGATATCCAATTGATGTTATTTCTTATAATATCTGAAATAATCATTTTACACCTCCTTGATTAATAGCCATATTTTCCCATGCTAATGGATCTGATTTTACAAATTCAGCAATGGGATTTTTTTCATTTTGTGTGTACATCATTCTGTAAATTACAATTCTAACCATACCTCTAAGGCACCAATCAGTATCGCACATATACCAAAAATGCTTATTATTATTACTTTGAAATTCACTCACACAATTTTTCACATATCGTTCTAGCTCGTAAAAGCTTTCAAATTCATTGATATCAATTGAAGTTATTAATGCAAGTAATATTTGATCACTAACATTTAATTTTTTTATTAAATAATTCTTCTTAAACATAGCTTATTAGTTCACAAGTAACACCCACATAAAATACCCATTCACATTTAGCTCTATCTGTATAATAAATTCTTTTTTTGCTGGCATCAAGTTCTCCTTTTAATTTTATGCCAGGAGCAACTTTGGAACCTTGCTTTACAAAATCTAATACTTCAGTTACTTTAAATTTTACTTTTGACATTATAATTTACCCATGCCCTTGGGATTTATTTTGGCATCTGGCACGCCTATTTTAAAAAAGCTCTAGTGAAATTTAAAATCATAAAGTCAAGGGCGACCAAAGGGAGTACATTTACCCTTTACTTTTTTGACTTTTAAATTTAGACCTTTGCTGTGTTAAATCGAGGTGAGTATGAATAGTACAAAGCATTTGATGTTCTTATCAATAAAAAAACTTTAACCGGGAAGTGTGTAAGTTTTTCTGCAGCGCTAAAATCCTCTCGGCATGTTAAAGTATAGCCTTCATTATCAATGAAAATAAATTCATCACGAAAATTCTTTTTAGGTAATGCTTGAGGTATTCTATCAATCCAATCTTGTTTATTTACAAGGGTTACAATAGGTCTTACTTTAATTTTTACTTCTTCCATAATTGTATATTTAATTTTTACTTCTTCCATAATTGTATATTTAATTTTTAATATTCATCAGGTGCTGCAATACATCCTGTTATGTTTTTCAATTTATTTGATAATTTGTCAAAATCAACAACTATGCAACTCGTATTTATCACAATATTTTTATCATTCTTAAATCTATAACCTTTACAATTACCTATAAAAGCAGGAATTCCTGCTATGTAATTGTTTAAAGTAGATAAATTCATTGAAATTAGTCTTTGCCTTGCAGCTGCCTCAGCATAATATCCATGAATAGCAGATGTTCTTAGTAGTAAAAGCTTTTTTATATGACCAAAATTTAAATCTTCTACTATTTTTCTATTTTTCCTAACCTTGAAACTGGTTTCTTCTATAATTCTAAAGTGTTGTCCCTCTTTGATATCGCCTTTCTCAATCAGTTGTTCTAAAATAGTCCAATAGCTACCTAGGGAATCGCTTTCTTCAATCAAAGAGCTTAAATTGATTACATCATTGATTAAGTTTAAATTAATAGTAGTTAAATCTTCTTCAATATTTAACGCCACTTTTTTGCTAAAGAATTTAAGCATGGTTGCCAGCGCGGTGTAATTCCTCAAAATTCTATCTTCAAAATTTTCCTTCTTTGCCACCAGATGATCTCTAAAATAAAAGTAGGTTTCAGAAAAAAGTTTAGGATATTCTTTTTCAAGTTCTTTCCGATGATTCAGCAGTTCTGGTATCAATCCAGATAGATTATCTTTTTTTTCAAGCTCTTTCAATTTTTCATAAGCTTCAAGCTGTTCATTAGTCCTTTTAGTGTTGGGCTTAAATTCAATCGTAATGCATCGAGATAGCAAAGCGTTATCATCTGCAGTAGATAAATATTGACCATTTAAAATAGGAGACGAGTTAACGTGCATTATTTCTGACCGATCTCTTTTACCTCCTCTGCCTCTTTCTCTTCCTGTACCATCAAATGAACCTTTTAAAGCTTGAAATCGCTCAGGCTTCACTACATTGTCATCAAACTCTTCAAAAAGAACCACACAATTTCTAAATCTTGAAAGTCTGCTAGCAAAAGCGAAATCAGTACCTTGAGTTAAATTAAACCCTGGCAAGTCACGAAAAAAGAAGGAGGATATGGATTCTCCAAGTTTAGATTTTCCACTCCCTTTTTTACCATAACAATACAATAGAGGGCAATTGTTATCAATTTTAAAAACAATATCTCTAAACAAGGCAACGCATATATAGCTGAAAGCATAAATATATTTATCGGGATATACTTTTTTAACCAGTTCAGCCCATTCTTTGAATGTTGTGTTTGGTCTATCAAATTTCAAATACCTATCATTTTCAAATTCATCATCATCCTTTCTAAGATTTTGATAAATTTTAGAAACAGATGGAGAAAAATAATTTTTTTCATCCACCATGGCTATGCCATATTCATCAATGGGTTCTATCTGTTTGTTAAAAACTGCATTTGAATAAGCAAAAAAGCCTTCGGGCTGTTGTCCTAGTGTTTTCAATTCATAGCATAAAGGGAAATTACCCGATATTTTATTGAGGATTTTCATTAAATGAGGTTTTCCGCCATTGAATAAGTAATTACCTTCATCATATACTGCACCAGCAAATTGATCTACTTTAATCATTGACTGAGATGGGAGCTCCATGATTTTATATTCAATACCGTTATTTATTTCAATCAATCTTTTATTATCTTTCAAGGAATACAAGTGAAAAAGCGGTCTAACAATGAAATTGCTTTGGGCAGTGTGTGTGCCATTGCTATTATGAAAATAATAACCGGCTTTCCCTTTACCATATTCTTCATAGAAACCATGCTTCAACCATTCGTCTCTATCCACATGTTTCGGTAGATAGTTATCATATAAATCATCCTTTGGATGTGAAGATTTTAAAGATTTTTCAGCTTGTTTTTTAACGAGGTCTTTAAACTGGGTGAGCTTAACTTCGCTTCCTAGTTTTTTACACAATTCTTTTTCGTAATAAGCCTTGGCCACAGGCAAAGGAATAGTTGAAACAATGGAAGCTATATTTTCAGTTGCCTCATGCTTATCTGTCGCAGAATCAACCTTTTCTATAAGGTAATTGACGTACCAAAACAAGCAATCACCCTTCCCTTTTTCTATATAATCAAGTAATTCTTCAGCATTATACATCCTGCTCAAATCGTCCATATCAGCTCCCTCATGCAAAAGAACACACTGTGTATCAAAACCTTTTGCAATGGCTATTTTCATCGCCCTAATAAGGGCTTTTGTTCCTGATTCATCGCCATCAAAAGCAAAACATATTTTATTGGTAAATTTCTTTAATAAATCTGCTTGTTCTGTAGTGAAAGCAGTACCGCAGCTAGCAACTATATTTTGTATGCCTTTGTCATAAATGGAGATTACATCGTAATAGCCTTCAGTAACAATGGCATATCCTTTATCTTTAATGGCTTTTTGGGCTAAATGGATTCCAAAAAGATTTTTCTTTTTGTTGTAAATAACATTGTCTGCACTATTCTTGTATTTAGCATATTTCTCATCGCCCATATTTTGAGCACCAAAACCAACAATAGAGTTTCTATTGTTGGTTATAGGAAAAATAATTCTATTTATAAAAATATCATGTTTTGCCCCATTTTCATTTTTCTTAACAAGTCCTGCAGCTTGAGCGTCATCAAAAATGTCTTTATCATTAACTAGTTTAGTTATAAAGCGTAAATTTTCAGGAGCAAAACCTATTTGAAAATCATCTATGGTTTCTTTAGAAAGGGCTCTTTTATCAAGCAATTCAGACCATACTTTATGTTTTTCGGGTAAATCATTTAGATTTTCTAAATACTTAACTGCAGCTGCTTTAACAATAGAATAAGCTGATGTTTTTTGTTTGCGTTTAATTTTTGCTTTTTCAGCAGCTTTAGGATCATCGTATTCTTCAAATTCTAAAGTAAAGTTGTAATGTTTGGCCAGAAAATCAACCGCCTCATAAAATTCTAAATTTTTATGTTGCATGATAAAGTTTAAAGGACCAACAGCTGCGAATCCACAGCCAAAACATTTAACAAGGTTTTTAGAAGGCGAAATCACAAAAGAAGGAGTCTTTTCATCGTGAACAGGACAACAAGCTTTGAATGTTGCCCCGTTTTTTTTAGGTTCGCAATAAAGACTAACTATTTCTAGTAAGTCAGCTTTTTCCAATAAATCATCAATGCTCTGAGGTTTTATATAAGGCATATTTCAGTTGGTTAATTTTTTGAACAATTTTATCAGTTGCTTTATTTTTGGGTATGAGATACCAAATTTCATGTCTATAAATTCTTATAATTTTAAGAACCTGAATATCATAGGTATAGGGATAGCTATTTAACCAATTTTCTAACTTATCAATAATAGATAAATTTTTAGTTAAGTTAGTTTTAGACTTACCTTCTTCAATCAATTTTTTTCTAATTCGAATAACAGATTGCAGCCAATATCTCGGAGTATCGTTAGACATAATTAGTCAATAATTGAATGACCATCAACTAACTCTTCATAAGTAACTTCAAGGTGGTCAGAAATTTTAACTAATTCAGATACATCCCAATGCGCATGTTTATTGTTCATCAGTCTAGTAATTTTGTGTCTTTCAATCTTAGTAGATTTACATAGATTATTTACTACTTCATCAATCATTTGTGGATTATGATTAGCTTTTTCGCTTACGACTTTGTAAAGTCTAGATTTAATTTTCGGGACTACTTTTGGCATAATTAAGTTTTTAGTTTACACAAATATAAAGTAAAACTTTACAATTATACAAGGTAATTGCATATAAATAAGGCATTATTTTTGCAACAAACAAATATTATGCAACATCAAGGAGAAATTTTAAGTAAGATTTTAGAGGAAAATAAAATCAACAAAGCCCAATTAGCAAGGGATATAGGTATTACTTCCGCTTATCTATATGAGTTACTAAAGAAATCTGAAGTAAAAAATAAATATTTCTACCACCTACAAAATAAGTATGGTATTCAAGTTCGGGATTTTTATAAAGACCTTCCATACTTATATGAAGAAGTAGAAAAGTTAAAAAAAGAATTCATAAGTAATGAATTTTTCAAAGAAAAAGTAAACGAATTGAATGATTTAAAGGAGAAGTATATTCTTGCAATTGAAAAGAATTCAGCATTGCAAGAAGAACTTGCTGAATGTTATAAAAAAATAAATAGTGAAATAAACAAATAGCTGACACGCTATTGCCACAATTTATATTGAAAAACTAAAATAAGAACCACGAAAAGCGTGTGTTTAATAAGGTATAATGAAAGGGGATGAAATCCCTCTTTCTCCGCCATTAAAACGCAAACGCTTAATTATAAGGTGTTTGCGTTCTTGTTTTGCTTACTGCCACAGTATTGACACAGCTTTTAGGTTTTTGTGCCTTAAAAAAAAATGCAAAAAAATCAAGCAGTTAAAATCCTCGGATATTCAATCCCTACCTACACTAGAGCTAAATCTTCTCGGATTACTTACTATGTTCGTAATTTGGTAGATGCAGACAGATTAGTAAGAAAGCAAATAAGATTAGATTATATTAAAGATGTAAAGAGTCGTGATAAGTATGCTCGAGAGATAATTAAAGAATTACATGAGAAATTGAAGCGTGGATGGCATCCTGATGGAAAAATTCAAGATTCATATATAACAATCAGTGTAGCATTAGAAAATTATCTTTCAAAAAAACAAAAAGAATATAAGGATGGCCAACTTAGATACGATAGTATCAGAAGCTTAAAGTCAATGATGGGCATTTTTTTGAAATGGCTTCAAGAAAACAAGTACCAGGATCTATTACCAACAAATTTCAATAAAAGACATGCTGCAGAATATATGGATTTCATATATATGGTTAAGGATGTGAGTAGCACCACCTACAATAACTACCTGATGTATGCTAGAATGTTCTTTAACGAATTCATTCAGCAGGACTACTGCAGTATTAATCCATTTAAACATATTAAACAAAAAACAGCTCAAAATAAAAGTGAGCGTGTGCCTCTTACCGTTGAGGAGAGGAATAGATTAAAAGAATATTTTTTAGAAAAAAATCCATGGTATCTGCTTTCAATACTTTTAATCTTTCATTGTGGAATTAGGAGAACAGAGCTGACAAAAATCAAAATCGAAGATATTGACATTGAAAATAGAGTAATAATAGTTAAAAATAATGTAGCTAAAACCAAAAAACAGCGATATGCCTCCATGCCTTCAGAAGTAATTCAATTTATGTTGTTTTTGAAAGTATTTGACTTTGCAGGAAGATATTTCTTAATTGGCAATGAGTGGCAACCAGGAGACAAAGCAATCACGCCAAAAAGATTAACCAAAACTTGGGCTAGAGCTAGAGAGAAGCTCAAGCTACACCCCAAAGCACAGCTTTATAGTGTGCGAAAAACAGGAGGCATCCAAAAAGCCGAGGATAAAATAAGTGTTCAAGCGTTAAAAGATTTCTTTGGCCATACAGATTTAAAAACGGCTTCAAATTACTTAGAGAATCATCGAAATAAAGGAAATGACGAACTTAAAAATAATGTGAGTGATTTTTAACCCTTAGCAGAATTCTTAATTTTATCCATCAAATCATTTTCTTTCGTAAAGTAATCATAATCAAATATGGCAGGGGAGGCAGGCGGATTTTCTAATAACTCATTCATTTTCTTCATGGTTTGCAAAATATCTTCATAAGAAAAATCACTATTCGAGTTATCAAATCCAGTAAATGGATTAGGTGTTTTTGTAGATGGATTTGAAAATCCACCACTTTTCATTTGTGTCATTGATATACTTTGCATCATCCCTTGAAAGTCAGGTACACTTATTTGGTGCGTTCTATAAGCTTCCAAAGCATCTGCCACTCTAGCAATGTATGGATTCTGCATCATATCTCCATTGATCCAATACTCAGGCTTATCTTCTCCACCTAAAACAAGGTTTGGACCATGCTTCCCAACATGTCCACCAGATTGATTAGAAAATTTGGCATTATAAGTCTTCCCATCATTAGGACCTTTTACCCGAAAACCCCCTGTATAATATTGCTCTGGCACTGTTGGAATTTCTGTTTTCACAATTCCCATCACATTGGCCATACCCGTTGCTGCTGCAGCGGCCATTTGTATTTTCGCTATTACAACAGCTGCAGGACCCGCAGCTGGATTAATTGATGCTTCAAAAGCTCTCTGCATTGCTGAAATCATGGAAATTTTTGCTTCAGCAATTTTAAGCATTTTCCATGCTCCTGATCCTTGGTTAAGCATTCCTGCAGCAGTACCTAACAATCCGGCAATTGCTTCTTGAGCTTGAATTTGAAGGTTAATTTCAGTTTCACTTTTCGCTCTTTTTTGCTCAATATCAGCTTTATCAAACTTATCATTGACAACCGCTCGTTTCTTCCTGTATTTTGCTTCTAACTGATATTTAAATTCTTCATAAACCCCTAACTGTCTAAGCTTTTCTTCTTCTTTTTCTTCATCTAAAGCTATTTCAGCTAATGCTTTATCTCTAAGGTCATTAATTTCTTCAAGCCAAAGTTCATTTTTAATTTCCATGTACTTTTCATGAAATTCTTCTGCATGAGATAGTTTGATTTCATCAATTTCTTCATTTCTAAGATTCAATAATTCTTTATACTGTTCGCTTTCTAAGCCAAATTGAGCTTTAGCAAATTCTAGCTGTTCACTATATTTATTTTTAACGGCTTCAATTTCTTTGTCTTTATCAGAAAGAGAATTTAAAAAATTATCTTCACGCATTTTTTTTAAAAATTGATAAAAACCCTCTAAATCTTTTTTTTGTTGTTCAAGAATTTCTTTTTCAGCATCGGTTAAATCCCGGCTAAGTTTCATTTTAGTTTCAACTACTTTTCTCCAATCCTCCAATCTATCTATGTTATGTTGAACCTCATCTTCTGTAATTCCTTGATTGTCTTTTATAATTTTAGAAATGCCCGTTTTATATAAATCATTAAATGGAGCTGAATTTTGTAAAAATTTAATTTCTTCTTCTAATATAGATGCGTGTCTTTCACTTGTAGCATTAGATAGTTGTTCTTCAAGTTCCTTAATTTTCTCATTATGTTTTTCTCTTTCAAGAATAATTCTTTCTTTAGATTTAACTTCTTCAGCAAAAATGGCTGCTTCTTTATTTTTATGCGCCATTATTTCCTGGTCAATATCATCCAACAGGATTTTCATTTGTTCTTTAGATAATTTACCTATTGTTTTAACTCTAGTTTCAATAGATTTCGTGGATTGGATTAATCTATTGCCTTCTTCAACTGCTTCGTTAAAATCAGCTTGAGCAATGGTAGCTTCTTCCACTTCATCTTTAAACAAAGTATAAGCTGTAGCTGCGGCAGCAAGCAAACCGAGTAATAAACCAACAGGACTCAATTTAGTAGTCAAATTGAATATACGCATAGCTTTATCAGCTCTTGAGATATTCATTGCTAAAATCTTTTTTGATTTATAGAGCAATACCGTTGCAATTCTTTGAGCTGTAGTCAACGCAATACCTGCTTTTTGCCTATTATTATAAATAAGTAAAACAGCACTAATCGCTTTTATAGTACCTGCATAGGTCAAGTAAACGGCTCCCAGTTTTAATACCACTTTTATGGTATTTATTATTTTTTGAGCATTTTCAGAAAGCCAAAAAACCAATGTTTTAATTTTTTCTATTAAAGAAATGGGTGCAATTTCTTCGGCAATAGCTTTACCTAGTTTTGCTAAAGTTGCTGCTAAAGTGGCATTTTTCAAATTAAACTCTTCGTTTATAGAAGTCCCTTTTTCAAATGCTTCATTGGAAATTTCTTGTTGTCTTCTAACTTCGTGAACATTGGTCGATAAAGTTCCTAATACACCTACAACTCTTCCCCCATCAGCTCCTAAATCTCCAAGCGATGCTGCTAAGGCCTCAATGCCTCCTTCCATATTGCCTACTCCTTCTAACACCAACATCAAAGCTTCAAGTGCATCCTTTTTCATAAGTTTTGAAAAATCATCAACAGCTACACCTGCTATTTTAGCATATTCAGCTGGGTTTTTTGCCATCGTAATTAAGGTCTTAGAAATAGCAGTAGATGAAGTTTCTGCAGTTTGCCCCAAAGAATCTAAAGTACCCGCTAAAGCTATATTATCAGCAGCACTTATTTTAGCAATGCCTGATACACCCGACATTTTTTTTATAAACTCAACTAAATATCCTTCACTGGCTGTTGAAGCCATACCAATATCATTAATTGCAGAAGCAATTTTGAGCATGCCTTCTTCAATCCCAAATTCGCTTTCTAGATTAAAGATGTTAACCAATTTACCAATTTCTTGTACGGCATCAGCCCCAAGGTCAGATCCTAATGCAACATTAATTTTATCTGCGGCTCTAACAAAGCCCATAATATCTTCTTGACCTTGTATTCCAAGTTTTCCTGCCATCCAAGACAGATTAAGCAATTCTTTTCTAGAACTTCTGGTATCTATTTTTTTAAGTTCAGATGCTAATTTTTTAACCTCCTCTGCTGTTAATCCAGTAACTTTTCTTACGTCTGCCAATTGTTCGTCAAGGTCTGCGGATGATTTTATGAGCTGTTGAAATCCAGTTATTGCACTACCCACACCAAGCGCACCTGCTGCAATCATTCCAAATTGTTTGACCTCTGTTTTCAAAGAACCCCAAATTCCAGAAGTACCTCTAAGTTTAGCATTGTGATCTTGAATGATTCCATTAGCCCTTTTAAGTTCTTTTACCGCTTGATTATATTTTTTAGTTCCAGGCGTTAATTTATTTTCTATTTCGTTGCGCAAACTTCTAGCTTCTTTACGAATTTGGCGCATAGAATTTTCAACCGCTTTACCGTTGATGTAAATATTTATCCGTCTATTTTCTGATTTACTCATAATAAATTATTTAATGCGTACATGCTTCATGGCTTCATCGGCAATGTTTAAATTCAAATCGTTGGCTAGTTCTGGTACAGTTACTTCCATTACTGGGTTGAACCAAGGTTTTGGATTTCTTCTTCCTTTTGCAGCTGCTGTAGCTTGTGCAACTCTACCTATAGGATGTCCACGTCCAACGCCTTTTTCTACAAATACTCCATGTCTCGGAAATTGAAAACCTATTTTCCAAGGAATGCCAAAATCACGGGAAATAGAATATCTAATATATTTTTGGAGGTCTCCAGAGTGGTTTCTTATTCCCGCTGCAGACACACTGCCTCTTAAAATATTTCTAGTTTTAGCCGACCATCTTTTTACAATTGGGTCTATATTTTCTAAAGCGCTACCTCTATTACTCATTATCTATTTTTGCTTTAGAAAATTCTTTAAAACGCTCCATGATAAGTGGAGGAGGCATTTTACCCTCAGATAAGTGATAAATCAGCTTAATGCAATCTAATCCTAAGTATAGAAAAATTAATAGTTGTGTGCTAATCGTAAAAGTATCTTGGAAAAAAGTGCTATTCACACTAATCAAGTTCATGACATTAAAAACAGCAGTACCTACAATACAAATAGCTGTTTTTTGGATTAATTTCCATATCATTTCAAAGGGGTCAAAAGTTTTAAATCTCCAATGCTTCCAAATACCTAAAGCTGTATTGGCAAAAAGCAAAATAAAAATAATGATTGTAGTGCTATAATCGGGAAGGGCTATATCGGTTACATCTTTTATAAATTGCCAAAAAATGGCAAAAAAAGGAGTCATTATAACTGAAAGCGTTAAGGATAGCAATATTTTTATAAAAAGATTGCCGTGTTCAAATATTTCAAGAATAATTCTAAAAAGGGAATGGTGCATAATAAAGATTTAATTTTAATAAATCAAATATCATAGAATAAAAGCCTTTAAAAAAGGACATAAAAAAAGGGGCTCACACACCAAGCCCCTCGTAAAAATAAGCAATCCTAAAATTAAGGAATGATTTGAACATCATCACCGTTTACCACCACACAACCCCGCACGGTAATTTCATAGCAATAATCTTCAAAATCTTCAATTTGTGTTTTTAATTTCTCTCGAGTATCTGTTTCGTATTCTTTTAGATTAAAAAAAACAGGAATAATACTATCACTACCCGTAGCCCCTGCCAAGGCACCAAGCAATTTTACATCCATACTTTCTATTGGTGCAAAAGCCTGTAAGTGATAGTGGTTTAAACATAAAAGCCAAATTTGACATTTATTGTCCACTTTTGCTTTTATAAAATTTGAGATAAAATAATTGATTTGCTCTGCGTTTGTTAGCGGAAGGAGCTCTTCCGTAAAGAAATACTCCACTTTGAAGCTTTCTTTAAAGATTTCTTTTTCTTGCATAATACTAAATTTATAATGGGAAGGGGTGCTGCAAGAACAAGTGTCCATAAGACATTTGAATAAGGCTCTAAACCTCTCACCCCTTCCACGAGTTTATAAAAATTAAAATGTTGTGTGTGTATTAGACACTTATTCTCTCAAGGGCAAATATAGTGCCACAAGTGTATAGTAAGAGTTGATTAATGTGTAAGTAAATGGTTGATGAATATTTTTTTTATCTTTGGAAAAAAATAAAAATACATGAAAGCAATTACAATTTATATTTTATTAATCATTCCATTTTTAAGTTTTAGCCAAACGGATAGTGTAATTACACACCAAAAAACGGGTAAATCAATTGTATTAAAAGAAAGCAAATTTTACGATTATCAAATCCAAAAAAATAAAGCAGCCATAGAATTAGAAATAAGCGCTAGTTTGTTAATTTACTCCCAGGTGGTTTTGTTAATTGGAGGGGCTTTAATAGGTGTAGGTTATGCTATTGAGAATGAAAAAATGGCAGTAGGTGGAAGTGTAGTTATAGGTTTTTCAATTCCATTAACAATTGGCTCAGGATTTAAACTCAAAAGTGCTTCTAAGAAATTGAGAGATGCGTCTTTTTATGAAATCAATAAATAATTTTAAAACAAATGCAAGGGCTGCGCCTGTTGCTTTACTTTTTCTTTTTGATGCGCTTATTTAGACGTTAGCCACAATTAAAAATCCAAAAACTCTGTTCTTCTATTGTATTTTAGCATTTTATTTACAGTTTTAATCCTTTTTTTATTTTCAATTGCAAAGTCATCGCTTTGTTCGCCACCACTTCCACCGCACATAATTATATTTTCTTCTGCCATAGCAAAAAAGGCTTGAAACTCCTTTTCGCTCATTTTTAAAGTTATCGTTAATTAAAGAAAAATCGGTGCATTTCATTAGTGTCACTTTCCGCAGCTATTAAATAAGGTCGCAATTCCAACGCACCGCATATTTCTAAATAAACACCTAAAGGCATTGGAGTTTCTTTTTTAAAATATCTGATCAATGTTGTCACA